CGAACTAAACATTTTGGATGGGGTTACAGCGAGTACCGCTGAGATCAATCTATTAGATGGCGTAACGGCTACTACTGCTGAGTTAAATATCTTAGACGGTGTAACTGCAACCGCTGTTGAGTTGAATACGTTAGACGGTATTACGGCAAGCACAGCAGAGCTAAATATTCTTGATGGTGTAACCGCTACTACGGCAGAACTTAACTTTGTAGACGGTGTGACCTCAAACATTCAAACACAGCTAGATGCCAAGGGTACTGCGTCTAGTCTGTCTGACTTGGGTGTTACGGCAACTGCGGCAGAGCTTAATACATTAGATGGAATTACATCATCAACAGCAGAACTAAACCTGTTGGACGGTGTAACAGCCACGACTGCCGAACTTAACTTTGTTGATGGCGTTACGTCAAATATACAGACTCAACTTGATGCTAAAGGTACTGTTTCTAATCTGTCTGATTTAAGCATTACTGCTACAGCAGCAGAAATAAATACTTTGGATGGCATTACAGCTACAACCGCCGAACTTAACATCTTGGATGGTAAGACGTTTCTTGATGAAGATGACATGGTTAGCGACTCTGCTACAGGGATTCCTAGCCAGCAGTCAGTCAAGGCTTATGTTGATTCGCAAACAGGTGGTGGAGGTACAACCCTTAGCGGCCTAACTGATACAAACATTACAACGCCTGCTGATGGTGCTGTTTTGTTTTACGACACAACTACATCTAAGTGGATTGACAACGTAGTATCAGGCGACATTACGATTGCTGATACAGGCGTGGCTGCTATTGGTTCTGGCGTGATTGTTGATGCAGATGTTAACGCTAGTGCCGCTATAAGCGTTTCTAAGACAGCTTTGGTAGATGGCACTGGTCTTACCCTTACTGGCGATACCTTGTCTGTAGACGCTTCTCAGACGCAGATAACAGCAGTAGGTACGATTGCTACAGGGACTTGGCAAGGCACTGCTATTGCAAATGCTTATGTTGCTGACGATCTGACAATATCTGGTGGCACTGTAGACAACAGCGTTATTGGTGGTACTACAGCAGCGGCTGGTACGTTTACTACATTAACAGGTAATCAGTTAGACGTAGACAACATTCAGATTGATGCTAATGCAGTTAAGTCTACTAATACCAACGGCAACATTGAGTTGTTTCCAAACGGCACAGGAACAACCGTACTCTACGGTAACACCAACCCCGGCACTATCGTCTTTAACTGCGAAAGCAACAGCCACGGTGTAACCCTTAAAGGCCCAGCACACTCAGCAGCTTCAACGTACACAGTAGCTTTACCAGACACATTGGGTACTACTCAGGCGTCAGGGGTTGTCACATCAGATGCTAATGGTGTAGTCACGTTTGATAACGGGATCTCAGAAGAGTACACAGCAGTAGCGTCTAGTTCTAACGCAACGACTGTAAACCTGCGAGACGGAACAAACTTTAGTCACACGTTGACAGAGAACACTACGTTTACGTTTAGCAACCCAGCATCTAGCGGCAAGGTATCTGCATTTACGTTGAAGATTGTGCAGGACGCTAGCGCATCTGGTTACACAGTAACGTGGCCGGGATCAGTAGATTGGCCTAGTGCTACAGCGCCAACACTGACTGCTACGGCCAGTGCTGTTGATTACTTTGTGTTTATCACACATGACGGTGGTACAACCTACTACGGCTTTACAGCGGGGCAAGCACTAGGATGAGTTCAGCTTCTAAGAAGTTAATTCAAGCAGCAGGCGGTGCAGCTGGTGCTGCTGACACTGGTGATGATGACTTTGCCAATGTTGTTCTGCTGCTAGACGGCGATGGAACTAGTGGTGATAACAACAATACGTTTAGCGATTCTTCCACTAACAATCACACCATAACAAGGAATGGCGACGTTACTCAGGGTAGCTTTAGTCCGTATGGAGATAACTGGTCTAATTATTTTGGTGGCACAGGAAATTATCTTACGTTTAGTGACGATTTATCACTTAGGTTAGGAGCAGGTGATTTTACAATAGAATTTTGGATTAATCAGTCTTCTAAAAGTAGTTATCAAAGTATAGTTTCTAAAGGATATATTTCGTCAGGGGATTATCTTGTTCAAACTGGAAACGGCGACGGTAACATAATTTTTTATGCTAGTGGGACTGCTGTAGCAACAGAGTCAGGATCAACAGTAAATGTAGGAGAGTGGTATCACATTGCTGTTGTTAGAAACGGAACAACGGTTACTATTTATCGCAATGGTGTTTCAGTTGCTACAGGCACATCTTCTGCAAATTTAAACACTACAAGCAGTTTACTTATAGGACAGGCAAGCACGTATGCTGTTAATGGTTATTTATCTAATGTAAGAATTGTAAAAGGCACTGCGCTTTACACTTCTGCATTTACTCCTAGCACTTCTCCTTTTACTGCTATAACAAATACTACTTTATTAACCTGTCAGTCCAACAGGTTTATAGACAACAGCATATACAGCCATACGGCAACATTAACAGGAACCCCTAAAGTAACCCCGTTTAGTCCGTTTAAAGATGATGACGCAAGGGATATAACGACTGATGGTGGTTCTGGTTACTTTGATGGAAGCGGAGATTACTTATCTGCCTCATCATCAGTATTTTCTTCACCAGCAAGCACTTGGACTATTGAGGCTTGGGCGTATTGGGATGGTGGGTCTACAAGCGGCTTTCATGGAGTAGTTGGATCATGGCCTGCTAGCGGATATAGCTCCAGCAATTCGTTTGTTATGGAAAACGTGAACGGCACCATGTATTTCTATTACATCTACGACTCAAGTAGTGGTAATGGAATAAGCATGGGTACATTTAACGCCCATGAGTGGAATCACTTTAAAGTTATAAAAACTGCAACACATTATTTTACTTATAAAAACGGAGTTCAACAAAGTTTTACTACTGTTGGTACAAATTTTAAAGGCACGACTAACAATGTAACTGTAGGCGGTTATATTACAGGAGCTACGGCGTACTGGCCCGGATACATCTCAGATGTTCGCATACAAAGCGGAGGAACGTCAGGCAACTTTACACCTCCCACATCACCGCTTGGTTCATCCTCTAGTACATATTTGTTGACTAACTTCCAAGACGCTGGCATCTACGACAAATCAGGCATTAACAATGTAGATACTGTAGGCAATGCTCAGATTGACACAGCCGTTAAAAAGTACGGCACAGGGTCATTGGAGTTTGATGGGACTGGTGATTATTTAGACACAGTTTCTACTGAAGCATTAACGTTTGGTGCTGGTGATTTCACTGTTGAGTTTTGGATTAATACGTCCAACAACGGAAATATAATGAATCCATCAACTGCTACAGGAACTGGATATTGGGGGTTAATAATACAGTCAGGTAATTTACGCTGGAATAATTCGTATGCCGTTACAAACCTTTGGGAAATTTCTGCGTCTGCGATACAGGATGGATCTTGGCATCACGTTGCAATATCAAGGGCGTCTGGAAGTACAAAGATATTTTACGATGGGACACTACAATCAACACAATCAGATACAACTAATTACAGCGGAACCGGAGCGTGGAGAATAGGCTCAGGAAACTTAGCAGCTTTTAACGGTTATTTAGATGACTTCCGCATCACCAAAGGCGTAGCCAGATACACCGCTAGTTTTACAGCGCCTAACGCTGAGTTACCCAAGTTTTAACAGGAGACAAATATGTTATTTGTTGAAGTGGCTACTGGAACGCCAAAAACAAAAGTCCAGCTTAAAAACGAAAACAAGCATATGTCTCTACCTGAGTCGTGGACTGACGCTACTCTGGAAGCCTTGGGTGTCGCACGGGTAACTGAGACTGCACCCCCTGATGTTGGCGAGTGGCAAGTAGCGGTTAAAGATTCTATTGAAGAAGTAAACGGTGCGTGGCTACAAACGTGGGCTGTACAAGAAATGTTTACTGAGTACACCGAAGAAGTTACGGATGACCAAGGTGTTACGACTACTAACGTAGTGACCGTACAGGATCAAAAAGACGCCAAGACTGCTGCTGATTTGCTGGCAAAGCGTCAGAAGCTGGTAGTTACTATGCGTCAAGCACGACTTGCGTTGGCTCAAGAAAACAAACTAGCTCTGGTAGAAGATGCTATTGCGTTGATTCCAGAGCCTGATAAGACAACCATATCTATTGAGTGGGAGTACGCTTCTACGGTTGAACGTCTATCACCTTGGATTGACATTATGGCTTCTGCACTGGGCATGACTGATGTAGAAATGGACGCTTTGTTTGAACTGGCGGCGACTCTGTAACATGAACGGCGCAGGAAGCACAGCTATGATGGATAACAGGCTTGACCGCATCGAGCAAAAGCTAGACAAGCTAACTGAAGCGGTATCTCAGATTGCCCGTGTGGAAGAGCAGCTGTTGTCTGCTTTCAAGCGCATGGATCGACACGAGAAAAGACTAGACGATCAGGAGGATGACATACGAGAGCTAGAAAACGTAGTCATGGTGAATTCAAGCTCTGTTAAGAACGCAGAGAGGTTCTTCTGGATTGCTGTTAGTGCGTGTGCATCCCTTGTAGTTTACATGGTGCGATAACTTATGTGGCAAGCCCTTATATCACCCATAACAACGCTGATTGGACAGGCGCTAAAGAACAGGGCCGAAGAAAAAACAGCGATACACAAAGCCAAGATGGAGGTTATTAAGACTACCTCGTCTTGGGAGCAGCTGATGGCAGAAGCCAGTGCTACCTCGTGGAAAGACGAGTGGTTTACTTTGTTGCTCTCAGCGCCTGTGGTTGCTGTTATGTGGGGCATTGGGATGAACGATGTAGAAGTACTAGACCGCATAGGCGTTGCCTTTGAAGAGCTAAACAGGCTTCCTGATTGGTATCAGTACCTACTGTTTATGGCAGTGTCTGCATCTTTTGGTATTCGTGGTGCTGACAAACTGCTTGCATTAAAAGGACGAAAGCAATAATGGCTAGAGGAATGTTTGAGTTTGGACAAGTTGGCGGTAACGGAGTAGAAGTCGATTTTGTTCCCGGCGTTGGATCTACAGAAGTAGACTACGGCACTATTCCGTCTGACCTTATTCGTGATGAACTTCTTGAGTCTCGTTTTGTTAGGGAGTTTATTACAGAGTTTAAAGACAAGTTAGAAGGAAAAGATGTTAGTGAGTGGTTAGAAGTCCTTGGTAGATATGGAGCAGGAGATGCTACGTTATCAGAATTAGAAGCTGTAGACGTTAGTGATCTGATGGACGTTGAGGGCTTTGAGGATTACTATTACAGCGTTGTACCTCGTTCTGATTTTCCAAAACCAGAGACAGTATCAAATGTAGACGCAATAGACGCTGTGCTAGATGCTTTGCCTGACCAACTTAAAGGAGTATTTAACGAACAAAACATAACGAAAGTTATTGATGCAGTTTTTGAAGGCGGCATGGATCAAATTAAAAGAGACATGGGTGCTGGAGTAGAAATTATATTTGGTGAAGAGTGGCGAAACTGGAAAGTCTTTGGCCCTCTTGCTATTCCCGGTATTCCGCTACCACCCGGTATTTTTGATGTTACTCTTGGAGATATTGCAGATACTGTAGAAACTGTTGGTGGTTCTATTGGCGGCTTTATAAACGATATGATAACAAAGCCCGGAGAAACCATAAAAGGTATTGGCGAAGACATTTTAGAAACAGTTAGAGGAGTCTTTGACGGAACAGCAGATGATCCCGGTTTTGGTGGCACTCTAGGTGGTTTCGGAGATTGGGTCGTAGGTACACTAGGTGGTGGCATTGGAGGTCTGGTTCTTACTGGTATATACGATCAAGTTAAAGGTTTCTTTGAGCCTTCTGGCTTCCCTATTCCCGGCGGTACAGACGAAGAAGACGAAGATGATACTTTAGAATTTAGCCCACAGGGTTTTACTCCTGATCGTGAAATTATTGTAGACCCGTCACAAGTTGATTTAGGCGGTCTTGATGATACAGTTGGTTTTCCCATTGGAGGGGGTTTTACAGAAGAAGACCGTGATCCTGAAACAATTGTAGATCCTACGAAAACTGGAGCAGGTTTTTATTATGGTCCAGATAGTGGTCAAGGCATTGGAGACGCTGACGGAAAATTTGATGACGATGATGATAGCTCTCAAGTAACCATTGGTGGTGACGATGGTGATGACTCTGGAATAACCATTGATGATGACGATGGTGATGACTCTGGAATAACCATTAGTGGTGACGATGGTGATGACTCTGGAATAACCATTGGTGGTGGTGAAGGCGTTGATATTGATGAAACCCCTGACTCTGGAATAGTTATTGGTGGAGGCGAGGGAGTTGATATTGTTGAAGACCCAGAAGACCCAGACGAAATAGGTGGAACTGGCGGCGGCATGAGAGCAGCAGGTGGAGGTGGCGGTAGTGGTATGTTTGAGCCACAGAATATAGGGCTTCCGGGCATGGGTGATCCAGCATTGCTTGCTGCACAAGAGTTTCCAGTTGTTAATTTTTTATCTGAAATTTTAGCAAAGCAAACTAAAGACGAATTAATGAGTGGGATGTTAACAGGAAGATCAATCGTATGACATACTTAGATTTAGTAAATAATGTCCTTAGACGTTTGCGAGAAGACGAAGTAACAACCGTTAACTCTAACACGTACAGCAAGATGGTTAGTGACTTTATCAACGATGCTAAAGAGTTAGTTGAAACAGCTTGGGACTGGTCTGCACTACGAGAAACACTCACGATCTCGACGGTGGCAGATGACTACACCTATTCACTAACAGGGAGCGGCGACAAGG